TTCGCGAGGTATTGTAGATTTCCGCATCGCAGCCTCGATCGACTGCTGGAGCAATCCGAGGATCTGCGTGGTGTCCGTAGAATTTGCCGACATGATGGCTCCGAGTGGTCTTCATCCTGAAAACCGCCCCGAGCGGGGTGTCCAAACAGTCTACGGACTCGGTCGGCAGAGTCAAGGCTTGGCCGACATCATGCGATAGAAATCGACGACGTCCTTGTTGATCCAGATCTCCGAGAGCGACAGATCGTGGTCATAGTACTCTTTGGTTCCTGTCATGCGAACCTTGGTCCCTGGCTGAACCAGCAAATCACCAAATACCTGCGATACCTGACAAGTCTTTCGCTCCACAATGAACCCGGTCTTGATCTTCTCAGCACCGGTGAACGGCTTGACGTCGGCGGTTTCCTTCCTGGTTCCATTGGCCACCGTGAGCGAATTGATGAACAACCACTCTTTGTCAACCCACAGGACCTCGGCTCGGAGCTGCGGCGGCTTGTCGATCTGGGCCAGCGCGTAAAGCTTGACCTGTTTCAACTGCCCCTCCGGTTCGAACTTGTGATCCCAACGAATGATCCCCTCGATCGAATCCACCGATCGCTCCATCGACGATTGGAGCACATCGCGGTGCGTCATCACCTTGGTTTTGACGGTCCCGGACTTCCACACGTTCTTTCGAAGTGTGTGGCCGGCAAGCAGCACATCGGCTCCAAGCTCCAGCGACGAAAGCACCTCGGCAGCATCGTCCTCGGATCCGACCGGCTTGCGGTTAATGGCACTGACGATCGCCAACGGAAGCAGTCCCCCGGCAGCAGTCGGCGTGTCCGGATTGACCACCGCGACCAGGATTCCCTTCTTGACCGGAAGCTTGGCAAATCCGAGCCCCTTCATCAAGGTTTCGTTTCCCTGGATTGGGATCCCTGAGAATCCCAAGTGCTTGACGTCCCACTCGTCGGCGCCAACACTGCCGACCAACATGGCGACCATAAAAATCACTCGTGCGAACATTGGTTTTTCCTCGATTTTTGCGTTTTACTCCGTAGTAAAACTGGACGGTTTAGGAAATCTAGGACGGCTTTGACCATACGTGTCAAAACCCATCGGATACTAGCTGCGTTATTTCAAAGTCTTGTTGTTTTGAGTGGTGAAATCATGCCGAAAGTCAACGTTTTTATTGTCGACACCTTAGATTCCAAGGTTCTGCTTCGCTTCTCGCGAGTCGGACGAAAAAAGGCGAGTTGGATTGCCAGTCAGTGGGGAAAAAAGGGGGTTAGTCAGACGTCCGTTTTGATTTGCGACTCGGAGATTCCTTCGCCACCCTTGCTGCCTCAGCAAGTTGTTTCGCAATCGCCGACTTAGTTTTGCTGGACCTCTTTTCGCGATACTTCGCTTCGAGTGTCCGCTTTTCTTCAAGCTGCTCAGGGAGCAGCATTTCGTCGGCGTTTCTCATCACCATTGGACTGACAGGGCCGACGAACTTCCGGCCCTGCTCGAACACATGCTCCATGCCAGTGTGCAGCGTTTTCCATGCGCCGTGCGGAAACTCCTGGATTTTTGCGTCCTCCAGGTTCTTGAGTGCTGTTCGCATCTCCGTGGCCGCAAGCTCTAGCAGTTCAACGAACTTTCGGATTCGTTCGATCGGTATTTGGTTCTTCTCGTGGTTCATGCCGTAATCTTTCTCGATTTTTTTCAAAGATCAATAGCCCAATGAAAACATTGGGAAACATCTACACGAACGGGAGCACGTTGGGAGAATGTTGGGAGTAAGTTGGGAGATTCCTGTTGACGTCTATAGACTTACAACGTAAAAATCCAGACAAGTGAAAACGAGCGTATGAAACGCTTGTCTCAGTGGCATGACGCCAACCGCGTCTCGCCCAGAGGGTTTTGGTCATGAGCAACTCAAGAGAACAGCTGATTATGGTTTTGCGTGCTGGAAGGACTCGACGAAAGCAATCACGAGTCGAGGAGCGTGTCCGATGTGACAAGTGCCTCGGTACAAATCGCGATGGTTCGGAGTGCGACAAGCAGGCAACGCGTCGAGGGCTTTGTGAGAATTGCTACCGCGCATGGATGTCCTCTGTTCGAGGAATGAATCCAGAGCAGAAAGCGGCAGCCGAATCTCGGTTGATCTCGGCTGGTGCTTTGCTTGGCGATCGGGAGGTTTTGAGAATCAAAAACAGGTCGGTTTTTGTGAGACTAGCTTGAGCCGCTTCGGGCGGGGTGTGTGGCCCCGGTATCACGGATCGATACCGGGGCCTTTTTTCAATCTCAGTAAAGGGCAAGTCAGAATGACGGGAAAGCAACAACGATTTTTGAATCATGTGGATCGACTGTATCAAGTCGCAGCTCGCGTCGGCGATCGCGAAGCAGTCCTGCGAGTCGGCTCGACTCTGCTGGTCGTACGAGGCTCGGTGCCAGAGTTGGCGTCGGCTTGGAATCAGTTCGCTCACCATGTCGGCAACACCGACGGGACGCTACTGAACCATCTGCGGTACTTCTGGGCCGTGATGCGAAACATGCGAGGCCGAGACTCAGTCACGCTCGTCGAACTGACGGCCGACGTCTCATTCACGGTCGAAGTCGACATCGAGGCCTCAGTCGTGGACATGGTGGCCTGATGGGAATCGCCCTAAAACCAAAGAAGATCCAACCACTGCCCAGCAAACGACAGCCCGAAAATCACACGGTCGTCGTCGTGATCGCCAGATCGTCGGCAGACGACATGCCGTTGAGAGCTTTCGTCGGCAGCAATGCGATGGCTGACGCTCTCACCTGGGCGACAAAGCTCGCCAAGTCCAGAGAGGCGACGACTGAGACGACGCATGCACTTGCTGCGTGGATGGGCTGGTCGGCTAGCACTGGCGTTATGGATCGCTTGCCGACCGGCATCACACATTTGACCCTGGTGACCTTCGATAGAGGCGTCCCCAATGAACAAGAGACAATCGCTGTCGCAGCACCTAAGGCCGATCGGACTGTGAGGTGCAGCGATGCCTGAGACACCTGACTGCTGGGAAGTCCTAGCCGACAAGATCCAAGATTGGATCGATTCGGCCCATGTCCCACCTAAGCTGGGATCGACAATGGAAGGCTACTGCGAAGTTGCGAAGATCATCCGTCGCAACTTACCACCGTCCTACGAACGGCACGTAGCACTGCGAAAGCTACTCGATTCGCAGAACTGGGCGGGTCGGATCTTGTCATGCAATTCCGTTTCGGACCGACACAAACAGGACATGGACTCAATTGCGTTGCACATGTCGGTGCCGAGGGTGCCCAAAAATGTCATGGGGATTTTCGCACGGTACTGGAGTCTCTTCACAGAAATCACAATCGCGCACGATTTTGATGGCGCCTTTGAGCACGTTCAGGCTGCTCGATTGCTGCTGGAGTCGCGAGACGCAGCCGTGCGAGCATGCCTCGACATGCTAGCCGAACAACAGAAACAAGAACTGAGAGCCGTTTCTCAGTCGGAGTGAGTGAAGTGTTTTTTGCGAAAGGGCAAAAGACTATGGCGTGGGAAATGAAAAACGATTCTTCTGGCGAAAGGCTTTATTCGGAGGGAAGTGGCCGGGTCAATAGACCCAACAGATCATACGTCCGGTTCCAGTCCAACGCTAATGTGGCAACGATTTGTTTTTTCACAGACGAAATCAAGCAGTTTAGTTGGATGCAAGCTGGGATCTGCATGGACATTACTGGAAGAAACCGCAATGAAAATCAAGTTTTAATTGAACATGTTGAAAAAGGGAATCTACTGTCTGTTGATGGAAAGCGCAACGCAAAAAAATGGTTGCGATTACACGTTTCAATTCGAGATGCATGCGTGTTGCGGGAATGGTTGAAAATAAATCGGACGGAACAGGTTCGCGTTCCATTTTCTATTGCCACTAGCGATCAAACGTTGCAAGGTCTTGTGTTGCAATTTGAAAACGATTGCAGCGGTATTCAACCTGCATACCCCGCGATTTTGAAACACAGTGACAAGCAAGCGGACATCTCACCCATGATTGATCGCATGTTGGTCTGGTTTTCGTTTGATCACTTGCCCGACCACCTGAAGCTAGTGTCACAACCTTTTTTCGTTGTGGCTCATCGGCTATGTGAGTTGTGCGAGCCTGGGCCAGAGCGGACGGTGGCACTGCGGAAGCTGCTAGAGGCAAAAGACGCAGCGGTGCGAGCTAGGTTGCACCCAGGAGGTTGAGTAACACACACGAACGAGCGTAGCGAGTCGCAATGGCCTTGTCATGGCGGTGCTTTTCGCAAGCTCGAACGTTGAGGCGGCAACTGCCTAAGTTGCGAGGACCGTATACCACCAAGTATTACCCTTTTCACGTTTGAGTAGCGGGTGTGAACCCCGCACGGTCCTTTGCCAGTCGTACGAGTGACGTACGAGGCGTTTCGGTTGATGTCTTTTCCAGCGGAGGCGACAATGAAGTCCCAAAGTCTGTGGTTGGTTGTTTATGCGATGTGTTTGGTTCTTCTCGGCGGTGGCTATGCGGCGATCGCAGCAGCCGAGACGACCAAGTCGGCGACACAGTGCGTGTCAGGCCAGTGCTCACGTGCGATCTCTCGCACAGTGAAAACCCCAGTTAGGCAGTATCGTCCGCTCGTCGGACGCATCGTGCCTCGTCGTTAGCGCGGTAGCCCTTTCCCGCGCTGCACGGTCGCGGGTTACGTGGTGGCTTGCCACACGGAAGACCCTCGGGGGGCGGTTCCCCAGCGATCGTTTTGTTTGTTGTGTGTTTTTTCTGGTTGTCATCTGAAAGGGTTCATGATGCCAAAGTTATCAGGTTTTACGCTTCAAGCCGGAAAGCTTTATGCGATCGGCTTGGGCACGAAAAAGAAACCAGTCAAGACGTTCTATGACGTCGACCTGGATCAGTGGTACATCCGATTCGGCGATGCACCTTGGAATCATCTCGGGGAGTTCATCGAGCAGAATCCAGGCATCGAGATCGACGAGGTCGACGTAGAAGGTCGGCAAGTCTCAGACGATGCTCCCGAGGTCGCTTGGCCCGCGGTGGCCACGGCTGCGGAAGTCGATGTGATGCCGACAGTCCAGTCGGCTGCGTCGGCACTTCCTGAACAACAACCAGCTTGGATGGAGTGATCGCCGTGACAGCGCTCGAGCAACAATTCCTCCCCCTGTCTGGCGATGCTGCGGATGCTAATCGAGACATCGTCCGATTGGCTGCGGCACGGTCGGACTCGGGCCGCAAGGAATCGAGGCTGATCGTCGGCAAGCGACTGCAAGTCTTCACGGCGATCTCCCGAGCTGCTCGCGGACTCACCATGCGTGAGATGGCCGCAATCAGTGGCCGGGGGATCAACTGTTGGACACAACCTTTCTCGGACCTGAGGGCCTGGGGAATCATCGAGACGACGGAAGAACGACGGGACGGAGGCACTGTGCACCGGCTCAAGAAAACGATTTCGGTAAATGACAAGGGAGAATGGGCATAATGGCTTGGTATTCAATTGCAAATGAAGAAGTGAACCTGACGATTCAGAAGGTGATGAAGGAGAACCACGGGGATCTGCATGCAGCAGGCGTGACGATCACCGCACTGATTGCCAGGAGCGAAGAGGGGCCAGCGATCAAGGTGCGAGGCTCCGAGGCCGCTGGATGCATCCGGATCACCAAGCTAGCCGAGCGGACCTGCGGGCTCGGCGATGCTCTGATGACCCTCGACGGCGAATCGATGATCGCATGGAGCAGCAAGCGACTCCAAGCGGTGATCGACCACGAGCTGCGGCACCTGATGCTCGCGAAGAACAAAAAGACGGGTCAGATCCAACTCGACGACGAAGGTCGGCCCAAGCTCCGGATCCGGCCCCACGATTTCGAGTTTGGCTGGTTCGCCAGGACTGCCGAGCTCTACGGCGAAGAGTCTTACGAGGTTTCCCAGGCTCGTGAGATTGTGGCCGCTCAATTCGTCCAGGCTTTTCTTCCTGGCTTCGAGATCGATCCAGACCCCACCGGCCTGGCTGCGTTCCATAGCAAGCTCGATCCAGTACGAGCGATCGGTTCGAGAGTCAAGCATGTCAACCTGACGGTTACCAAGAAGCAGATCGCCGAGCGTGAAAAGCTCCAGTCGGAAAAGACCGACGACACCCACAAGTTTCAAGTGATCGACGAAGAGGATGGCGAGGAAGGAACCACGGCAGAGTTTCTGGCGCTACGCAAGAAGATCGCTTCCGAGCGTCGCAAAAAAGACGTCATAGCCTCGAAAGACCACGACGAATTTGAGGCGTCCGTCCGCCGTCAATCCACCGCAGCTCTCTCGGCCAAGGCCACCAAGCCCAAGCGAGCCAGCAAGAAAGGTGACACGGTGGCATCTTGAGCAGCGAACCACAACAAGAACAACCAGAGCCCTTGACCGACGACCAGCGGCTCGAACTTGCGGCCTGCTATGCCGAATGGGTCGGTGTAGATCCCGAGGACAGGCAAGATTGGCGAACTGAAATGGTTGTCGCAAAAAAGTGGGTCCGACAGTTGATGACGATCTGGGCTAGGCGAGCCAAGCGAGCCAGCAAGAAAGGTGACACGGTGGCATCTTGAGCAGCGAACAGGACCCTCAATGGCGCATCGTCAATGCCCTTAACAACTCTGTGCTTGACACCCATCTGGATGTCATTTCAATCAAGTGGGATGTCCGTTCGATAATCTCGCTGTTTTTACCTTTAGCCGTTCTTTCGATCCTGAACTTCTTTCTGCTTTTTTACTGTGCTGTTTCGTTGTCAAAAATCAAGCACTCTCCCACTCCGAGCCAGTCAGTGCAGATGGAGGCCAACCAGTGAGCCTCGTCCAAGCGGAGCTTCAATTCGAAAGGCGATCGGTTGCCCCACCAAAGGTGCTGGTCGTCTTGAGCGAGCTCGACAAATCATACCGCGACGGATGCGTCCGCACGGACAAAAGCTTTTCCGAGTCGTTCCTCGCACAAACACGGTGCCAACGAATTGGATGCACGATGAGCGAATTGTATGCGATGCGAAACTACGAGCGAGCATTGCATCTGGCCGACGAGTCGGTGATTCTCCGGTACGAATCTTGGGACACCACCCCAGCAATGTATTTGGACTGGCCGACCATCAACAAGAGAGCTGTCCAGGCTGCCGAGCAGCTCGGACAGGACTTTGCCGAGTGGCGTGCGAATCGCCACAGCACGAAAACATCCGTACTCAAAAAGACCAAGGGACTATGAACCAGCTCTACACCAAATACCACGTACGCACTCCCGACGAGCAGCCGCTCGACTCGGGGTGTTTTGTTCTCAGACCGTTCAACCACGACGGAACCATCCGCGATCCAGCAGCGGTCGCGGCATTGAAGACCTACGCGAATTTCCTCCCGTCGGCTCAACGTGAGCTCCGGGCCGAGATCACCGATTGGGTCGACACCCCTGGCCTGAGTCAAGCGACGCGGGAGCTTAACGTTCCACCGAGTGTCACCGTCGCGGCACCTCAACAGCCCTGTGATCAGATCGGAAAGTGGTCTCTCTCGACGGACGAAGAAACCTTCCACGGCATGTTCGACTCGGAAGAGGAAGCCATTGCCGAAGGTAAGGCGACCGAAACAGGAAGCTTCTATGTCGGCAAATGCATCCGCCCAGTCCAGCCCGAAATGTTGTTCGATTCGATTGCAGTCGAAGATTGGATCGAGCGTCGCATTTACGAGCACGAAGATTACAGCGGCGACTGGGCCGATGGTGACTTTGCCCCTAATCCTGATCAGATGCGTGAGCTAGCCGAGCAAATCAGACCAGTCATCGCTGCTTGGTTGGATCGCCAAAAGCTCCGCCCCACCTTTTTCATCATCGATCCAAAGACCGTGCGTCGGATCGCGATGTAGTCACTGATTGTAACCATCGAAAGGGCATAAACGATGTACAACGAACTAGAACTTTCCGGCATGGATCACGACGACGACAGCTTCGACAACGACCGAGACGACTGGCAAGACGACCTCGCCGGGGAAGGGCTTCCACCGCTCACCCCCGAAGCGGCCTTTCTGGCCTGCGCGTCAGTCGTGGCCGTGTTGTTCGTGATCGTGCTCGCAAGCTTCGAGGCCTGGAGGATCCTGACGAATGGATAGCTCCGGGACTGGGACCGTCTACCGAATCGCCAAGTGGACTGAGACATTCGAGCGAGCGGAATCTCGCAAGTTGAAACAGCTCACTTGGATCGCCATGCCAGTCGGCTTTTCGTCGACCGGCTACCAAGCCATGCTGGAGGACTTCGACGCCGAACGAGCTCCAGCGATCTATGGCGCGTGGTGCGCCCTTTGTGCTTATGCTGCCTCCTGCCATGTCAGGGGGACGCTGGGGAACAGTCGGGGGATTCCCCTGAAGATCTCCCACGTTGCCAGGATCACTGGTTTTGCCGAGTCCGTTTTCCGGGACTTGTTCGCTTGGGCCTCACGTGAGGACATCGGATGGCTTGAGGCTGTCCCAGCGGGTGAGATCGCTCAGGAGATCGCGGACCAAGCGGAAAAACTCAGGGATTCTAGTACTTCGGGGGAATCCCCCGACAATCCCCCGACGCCTCAGGGGAATCCCCCGAGCACACGACCGGACCGTACCGAACAGGACAGGACAGGACCCGACCTAACCGGACCAGACAAGACCCGTCGTTCGAACGATTGGGCGTCGGCGGGATTTGAATTTCGGGAATCGGTTCGGGAAATCGCGATGAAGATGTCCGAGATGCAAGCTCGTGGCAGAAGGCTTGGTCTTAATCGCGACGAGATCTGGCGGATCGCTTGGGTAGCCACTGACTTTGACCGGGCTGGCTTGCTCGATGCGTTGGCCAGGATCACCGAAGACGAAGTGGCTAAACCCAAAGGATACCTCGGGATGGTCATGGTCAAGATGTGCCAAGCCAGGGGCGAGAGCTGGGACGAGCTCAAACTGCAAGTCCCACCGCCACCACCCCCACCAGCCAAACCCGGTGCGAACGTAGCACCGCAGATGGCCGCCGAGGTTGCTTAACTTTTTCCCCCATGGAGGCATGATGCCAGCCAGCAAAAAGACCAGCCCGAAACCGAACAGCCTCCTGGAGGAAGCTCGCCAGTCGGCGACAGAGTACCAACGGAAAAAGGGCATGCAGACCTGGTTCCAGGTCCTGGAAGCCAACGAGCCCAAAAAGGCCGGAGAACTCAAGACGCTGTGCATCGATTGGCACAAAGGCGGTGAGTCGCGAGACCTGTTTCCCGGCAAAGCGGACCTCCTCCGGTTTGTGAATGCCAAGGTCTGCAAGGTGGGTCGATTCGGTTTCGACACCTGGATGAACGAGGTCACTTCATGAGCCTCAAAAAGCAGATTAAAGCATGGACCCGCAACGAGGCGACCGAGTCCCAAGAGCTCCTGACCGCCAGAGCACAGCTCAAGCAGCTTGAGGTCGCACTCAAGCGAGAGCGGTCGGCGCGAGAGCTGCTCGAGCAGACCCTCGATCGATTGCGAAGCTCGTCGGTGAAATTGAACCTGACGCGCAAGGCCAAAAGTTCCAAAGGGGGTGTCACCCTGCGAGTCATCGTCCCGGATTCGCATGGATGCTTTGTCGATCAGTCGGCAGCGTCGGCGATGCTTGCGGACATTGCGATGCTCAAGCCCTCGTCGATCATCCTCCTGGGTGATCATCTCGACTGCGGTGGCTTCCTGGCCGAGCACCACACTTGGGGCTATGTGGCCGAGACCGACTACACTTTTGAGGACGACTGCCAGGCCACGAACCAGTTCCTCGATGCGCTGCAGTCGGCAGCACCACAAGCGACTATCGAGTACCTGGAGGGAAACCACGAGCGACGCATCGAGAAGTGGATCGTCACTGATGCACTGCGATCCGGCAAAGGATCCCGAGGCGACGTCAAGATGCTCAACACGTTGTTCTCGACCGAGACGGTGTTGCAGCTCGACAAGCGGAAGATCCCCATTTACAAGCAGGGCCAGTGGTACGACGGGTGCCATGTCCCCGGTACGATCCTGCGGGACAACTGCTACTTCACCCATGGCCAATTCACATCCAAGGCCGCAGCGGCCGCTCACCTTGCCAAGTACAACTCGAACATTTGGTTCGGCCATACCCACCGCATGGACATGGCGACCAAGCGGACGGTGGCCTCGGGCCCGATCGGAGCATGGAACCCCGGTTGCTTGTGCCAGCTCCAGCCTTATTGGATGCATCAAAACTTGACCGACTGGGTCAACGGTTACGGGATCCAGTTGGTGCAGAAGGGACTTGGGCATCTCAATTTGCAGATCCCGATCATAGACGGCGTGTCATACCTATCACCGCTGATCCGCAGGGGAGCAGCGTAAGAAATTTAGGGTGGTTTTTCTTACAAGGATGAGATAATGAGCAGCAGTCCAAAAAGCAACTATCATGTGTTGCCACTTCCAGTGGCAATCCCGTGCGGTTGGCAACCATTGAAGATCCAGGAGATCACAGCACCAGGAGACTGGGAATGGGAGGCAGCAAGCCAACAGTGGGTGCCAGTGCTGGTTCGGAAATGGGTTTGTTATGGTGAGACACGCATCCGACGCATGAGCTTCCGGGTCGGCGAAGCGGTAAGGGTAATTCGCCAGCACCCTAAGTACCCAGAATTGCATCTTTGTCGATTAATTGTTGCGAAGATTTTTTCCGCTGATGCCCAGGGTAAGCAATTGCTTTACTGCGATCACAGCCCAAATTTTGGGCTCAGCATCGAAAGCGACTTTTTACAGCCTGCCAACGAGGACGGTAGCGGTTCGTACCGGCCACTGGAAAGGTGGAATCTGCAAGATGTCATTACCGCAGAGATGGATCCGCAGGACAACCCCAACTTTGTCCAGAATCCCACTCCGCAGCCCGAACCAACTGTTAAGGAATCCTTGACAGTTGCCGTCGAGCCCGAACCAGTTATCAAGGATTCCTTAACAACTGAGGAAATCGCTGACACCAACAAGACCGTCAAGCAAATTGTTGCCGTGACTGACGACAGCGGAGACGAGGCCTTGTATGTTGATGGCGTGCTTAAAGCATGGGATTCGACGATTTACGCATGCGACATTGCTGCGATCGCTGGAGATGCAGTCGTTACGGTTTCCCATACAAACGCGGGGCGAACGCTTTCGGACTGGCCAAAAAAGCTAAGCGATGTCTTTGCATCCAACGAGCTGTACTCTGGCGGTGAGGAGCTCCTGGGACTCGGTCGCCTTTGTCCGGAAATCCTGGACAGTTCGGACTCTTCGGAAACTCCGAACAGTTCGCCCGAAATGTGCGGAGCGTCCGAGCCGATCACGATCGGATACACGGTACCCAATGCCTACGATACAGACGCGGAGCCCATTACGGAGCCGATCCAACGCAAGCGAGTCCTGTACATTGCTGGTCCGATGCGGGGAATCGCTTGGTTCAACTACCCCATGTTTGATCGCGTCGCCAAAGAGCTGCGTGAGGCCGGCAACGAAGTCATCAGCCCAGCGGACGAAGATCGGCAGCACGACGGTTTCGACCCGTTTGCCAATCCATCGCATGCAAATCCTGACGCCTGCACCTTTCCCAAAACCATGGACTTCGCAAAGACCGTGCGACGCTGCTTGGATGCAGTCCTGCGGTGCGACGAGATTGTCCTGCTTCCAGGCTGGGAGAACAGCAATGGAGCTGTTGCCGAGCTAACCCTGGCCATGTGGCTCGGCAAGCGGGTGCGAGACGTTCGAATCGACGACCAAGATCGGATCACCTATCTTGGCCAGTGGATGGGGCTCGCAGGCCTGGCCATGCAGCTAAGCGACTATCACCTAGAGGTCGAAGTCCCGGTCGTTGTCGACGACGAAGACGACGACGAAGACGACGACGAGGACATCCTGGCCGAAGCGTCCCGGATCACGCGGGGCAGTCGCCAATCGCAATACGGGCCACCGGATCAAGACTTCCGCCGGACCGCTGGCATGTGGTCGGCGTTGTTCCTTTCCAAGCTCAAAGACGGCGTGACATTCGAGTCCCGAGACGTCGCACTGGCGATGATCTTGCTGAAGACCTCCCGCGAGACGCACCAGCGCAAGCGGGACAACTGGGTCGACATCGCTGGGTACGCAAGCTGCGGGAGTCGGTGCAACTGATGGACGACCAAACGATAGACGACAATCCATTGAGCGTCGATGAGGCAATGGCCCTCATCGGCAAATGGGAGACCCACCCAGGTCTCCTGATGGCGATCTTCGACGCAGCAAGGAAACTTCGCGACGAAGTCGAGGTGCGGCGGGACAACAACGTGACACTGATGACCAAGATCGGGGAACTGTGCAAAGAGAACAAGGCCCTTCGAACCGAGCTCGACCAGCTCCGTGACACCAAGAAAAATCTGGTGAGAAACTTCGAAGAATTGTTGAAGATCAACGCGGAGCATTGCAAGGCCAGGAAAGCCAAGGACGCCGAGCTCGACCAGCTCCGGGCCGTTGTGGCCCAGAACAACCAGAGCTTGTGCGGCATCATTACCAGATGGATCAAACCTAGCGAGAACTGAGGGCATGTGGACCATGATGCTATTTCGAGAACTACCAACCTTCCGACGGACCCGTCCCAGGGAAGCGGTCGGCAAAATTGTCGTCGAGCTTGGTTTCACGCGAGACTACTCTGCTGGCCCTGGATGGAGAAGCCTTTCCTTCGGGATCTTTCGGATCAACCGACTTGCGGAGCCCGGAACGTACTTTTTTCGCGGGGACCACATCAGCGGATTCCGTCGACAGTACTCCGTTTGGCTTCCCGTCTACAGGGAGTTCTAACCCATGTTCAAACTACTCGGCATGCTGCTCGGCGGCGGAGCGATCCCCCGCGAAGCAGCTCGGGCCCGTAGCAACAACGGATGCTGGCCGGAGTTGCTTGGCATCGCAATCGGTATCATACTGGGCGTCATTGTGACGCTTGCTGTCCAGGCTTGTAGGGGAGAACTATGACAACGAGCACCAAAAGCAACGACAAAGACACTCTCGCCTTCGCCGGTCTTTGCAACTTTGTCGCGTGGTGGGAGTCGTTCAAGGCTTCGCACTGCGAGGGCCTGTATGCTAATTGGTCCTGCAATGATGACCTGGTGGTCAGATTCGTGTTCCGAAACGCATACTCGGTTTTCAACTACAAGCTTGACCTGAAAGATCGATACATCCCCAAAGCAATGTTCGAGCTGCGGGTCGGCTTGCTCAAATTGCAGGCGGTACCAACCATCACCAAACCCAACGTTAGCGAGTCTTAGCAAGACTCGCACAAGCCAGAAAAACCAAAGGATTTCCCGTCCGTGGTCCTAGTTGTGGTCCTGGGTTGTCCGTAGACTACAAGCAGCAAACAGGGGGAAACGCAAAAATGGATAGTGAGCATGTCGCCAAAGGCGACCCGTCAAAGCTTCCAAGCCGGTTGTTTTACGTGCAAGCAATAATTCGAAATCGATTGTCTGAGTCTGGATTTTACTATCCTGTCCGTGGAGCATTGCCATTGCTCGCAGATGCATGGAGGGGTGGAGTGTCTATCGAATTGCTAGAATCAATCTCCAAATCAGTGGATGTAAGGACATGGACCAATTTTCGAGACGCTGTGCACGACGCATGGGAAAAAGCTTCTCGGGAAAGCGAAACCGATAGCTCGCAATCACCCACTCTTCCGCCTGAGGGCCCGCAGCTCGGCTAGGGTGAGCTTGCCATCGTTGGGCCGCTTGGCGATCTTCTCAACGGCTTCGACGCGCTGCTCGACGGGCGACGGCTCTCGGGATTGATCCTGCTCGGGTCGATCCTGTCCGGATCGGTCGGACATGCTGATCTTGCGGCGGCGTACCACTCGATCGGACTCGCCGGGGACTTTCACCCCCAGGATCGATGCACCTACCGCGGCTAGGATCGTCGCGTCAAGGAAGTGATTGTCCCGTCCTGGCCTGCATCCCCACTCAAACAGCTCTCTGCCTTGCCCCTGAGTCTTCGTGGGGTATTCTGCAGAAAGGTTGTCAGCGATCATCCGGTGACGCAGCGGGGCGGCTCGGTAGAGCCACCAAGCACCAGGCTCCCCTGCATCGGTGGTCCAGCGTTCCATCATGGCCGTCTTCCAAGTGTTCGTGTCGACGAGGCAGTACCGCGGGGCCCTCGTCCCTCGGGTCGGTGGCATGCGCCAGCCAAAACCCATACGCTCCCCGGCTTTCTTCTTTTCTTGACTCCAGGGTCTTTGGCGAGCGGTTACCCCCTTGCCGTGGCTTGGCATCACGTGCTGATGTATCTGGGAGAATCGATAGACGACTTCCGTCTGGTACCCCGCATCCACGACCATGATCTCAGGCCGGAACTGCGTCCCGTCGTCGCGACTATAAATCACCGCTTGTCGCTCGTCTCGGAGCTTGCCTAGCGCGACCAATAGCGACTCGGTAGAGGATCGGATTCCGGTGGCTCGTATGATGGTCCGATCGATGTCGGCGAGCGTGACATAGTCGATCCCAGGCTCGGGCCAGATCCCATAATCGACAACTACCCCAGAGAAGTCGGCACCGACACCGGCAACGACCCACCACAGCGAGGATCCTTGGACGTCGACCCCCAAGGTTATGTGCTCGACCCAGTCGGGGATTTCCCCGCGGCGGTGGGTTGGCAGTATCCGCAAGCAGAACTCATCCGAAGTAAGGCAGCGAATTCCATCAACCGCAACAATCGATTTCTTGGGTTCATTTTGGTACTCGGCGTCAAAAGTGTCCGGATTGTCGAAACGCAGATTCTCGGCGTGCTGGATCGCCGAGATCTCGTGAGGAAACTTGCGATGTGCCCAGCCCACCCGGGACCCTGCGTCCATCGCTTCGCGGTTGGCCTTGTAGCATTTGTTAGCTTTCGGGTGCTCGTCGTTTCCTTCGGCGATCTCTTCGGCGCGGATGTCGAAGTACTTGTTCCACAATTCCCGGTTTGTCGGCCACTCGTAGACGAGCCTGCATCGATCGCCGTGCCATTTGGGCATGAGCTTGTGGTTTAACATCCGGTCAGCTACGTCGCCCTCTCGGATGACGGTGACGGCCGCAAAGCCTGCGATTCGTTTCCCAGGCCCACCAAGGCCCAGGATTGCCCCACCGATCACCTTTTCCCGCTTGGCACATTCCGCGTCGGACAGTGCCGAAGTGTCGGTCTGTGGGTCGTTGACGAGCACGAAACTAGGTCGAATCGTCTTGCCGTCGGCGAGTACCTTCTGCATGCCTCGGACTCTCCCAAGGATTCCGGTGCAGCGAATGATTGCCCCAGCCGCCTGCGATCCCTCTATCGTCGGAAACACGAGCTCTTTCCGACGCCATCCAATCAGCGTTCGCTTGCCCTGGGTCGTCTGCGCGTTGCCTCGCTGGGTGATTCCCTCGAGGCATCGGATTGGGAAAGCGATCTCAGGAAAATCCTCCAGGAGCAGCGGATTGGTTTCCCACTCCATCTTGATCACATCAAGCGATTCCTCGGCAGCACCTTCGTCGGCTTCGACAAGCACCCCGAATCGCTGATGTCCATAGGACAGCACCCAGAGCAGGGCTCGCAACAGGACAGTTGTCTTGCCACTCCCTCGCGGCATGGCGATGCACTTCAAGCTTCCGTTGATCGCTCGCTCTTCGATTTCCTTGAGGATCCGCTCATGGTCCTCACTGAACGGCAGCGGGAAGGACTCTTTGAAGTACGTGAGAAGGTACTTTTTAAGATTGAGCCGACAGGACTCTCGTCGCTTGGCGTTGACGATCGCCGGAATCGGCCCGATGTCTCGGGCCTCGGTCGATTCCTCTTTGGCTTTCGACGCCTGGCGTTTACGGTGCTTGGCATACGAGTCCTTGGGACGCTCCGAGCCAGACTCGTTGTCGTCGTCCTCGGGATCCTCGGGAGCTGCTGCGGCTGGCGGTCGCTTGCGTGCCATCAGTATCGGCTGGGCCTTTGGCGTGGAATACCATGCTTGGGGGCACAGTTGCATTGACGGTAGTACCAAGTGATCCGCTCTCGAGTGGAGGCGGCTTTGTACTTGGCTCCACAGCATGGGCATGTGGGCGCTGTGCCTCTAGCCTGACGACGGTATCGTCCGTGTGGGCTGGAATTGTGCGGCATGAGATGCGTCATCTCGGCATTCAGTTGGGCGAATACGACCATAGTCCTGAGTCCTCCTGGCTAGTGCGAATCGAAGTCCCATCAAATAGCGACGCTCCGTCTTTTGGTTGCTCTTTGGTTGCCACTCCGAGCTCGACCAGCCTCTCGGAGAGGGTCTGGTGCTCGCTGATCCACAGGTGGCCTGGTTGTTTGGATTTGGGCCGGAGGTTGCGAAACCATTCCCGGTCATGCTGCGGGGTGGGGATCAGCACTCGAGTCCACAGAGGGCACTTCTCAAGGATCTGGACTGTCGCTTTGTAGGCCGCGACTCCGGCAGGATTTGGTTCCTCCTTGTCGTGCTTCTCGTCAGTGCCCATGCGTTTATGCTCGATCTTTCGCGACATGGGCGGCGTGAAGCAGTCGATCAGCACCAGTTCGATCTCGCTGTCGTCAGGGAGCATGATGCGGATCACGTTGGGGGACAATGCGAACATGATCCGTGCGCGGGTCATCAGGCCTAGCAATCGTGGGCAACGCATGGGCGTCAATCCTTTGGGGTGAGTGTGAGCGCAGGGTTTCCTACCAAGCGGAGCTGCTCGACGAGCGATCGGAGCAATTCGGTTTTCTTTGGCTCGCCGGAAGCATGGACGAAATGGGCGTCGGGCAAAATCCGGTTGAATTCTTGGTTCCAGACCTGACAGTTCTTTTGAGGCGACAGCATTCGCTTCGCGACTTGCATTCGATGAAAGTTGATCCCTACCAAGGTTTGCTCGGAGACATGGCCAGTGGGAATCGGCAGCGTCGGAGGCTTCCACACATCCGCACCGTGCTGCTTGCAATGAACCACTCCCGAATTTAGGGATTGAATGAAAAGCCTAGAGACTGGCCGGTAGTCGATGCAGCTCGAAACCGACTTGACCGACGCTTCCACCCAAGATGTCGCAGGCAGGTAATCGAACTCGTCGTGAATCGAAACGCTCGCTTGCGTATGGAAAATCGATTCGCCGGCCGATTCGGTCACAAGCACATCGGCATCAAGGTAAAGCGTTTCTTCGTACTGTTTCGCGAATGCATGAACTCGGAACTTCTCGAGGCCCCACCAGCCCTGGGTGGTATTCTTCAAGGCGACAAAATCCGCACCGCAGGCCTCGGCGTAGGCTCGCATCGGGCCCTCGGTGTATCGCAGCCACTCACGAGCTTTGCCGGTTGCGACGGTGATCACAAGACGCCGACCGCCCTTGATGGTATCATTCACAGGGCGAAACCAAGCCACTTGCCCGGCCGCAGCAATCCTCGACCAGATCTCGCGAGCGCGGGCAAGTGGCACTTGGGGGTGCGAGTGATCGACATCGATCCTCTCGTTGATGGCGTTGTGCAGTTCGACCCCCCAATAGAAAAATGAATCGGGACCCACGAGTACTTCGTCTGTCAGTGGAAACGTTTCCAAGGTCGCCTGGATGTGGACCGCACAAGAGCACCCGGGCGGAAGACTCCACCGAAGCCACTCGGCGAACCATTCCTTGGCCTTGGCCGGATCCCAGTCGTTGGCATTGCGAAACGAGTACAGATGCAGTGCTGGCCAACCGAGGTCCCGTTGCTCGGGCTCTAGGTACAGATCCTCGCCAAATTCGTGAGTGACACCACTGATGCCATCGACGGTCTGGGCGAGGAAGGAACCTTCGCGGATTGGATGACCGAACATGTCTTGCATCAGGAAAGCTCCACGGTCCATTCGGTGGGGAATGCAGTCGGGGGCAGAGAGCCAGGCGTGACTATTCCTGAGTCGGTTGATCCGGTCAGTGTTTGTTCAAAACCACTTGAGACATTGACGAAATTCGGAGGATCGCAAAACGGATCGTCGCAGTCGGTCGGAGTGCAAATACTGTTTTCTGCATCTTCAAGACCTCCAGTGTCAGTCGGCAATTCATCGAAGGCATTGCAGACGAACGCAGGAGGATCGGCAAAGGTAGGCGTAATCGCCGAGATGCTGGCTGCACACTGCGGGCCGCAGCTCAAGCCCACAGCGTTGGATGTGTTGAAGACCATCGGGAACTCGAGGGTGGCGACCGAGCGACGCAACACGAGACGAAACGGGTGCAGAGTGACGGACAACAGCGATGGGTTGAACGGCGGCGGTGATCCAACAGGCCAGAATTCGCTACTCCCGGATTCGCAAGTAGTACTCAACGGGAAGTCGCAAAAGGACGCTGAGGAAACAACGGTGGTTTGTGACCCTTGAGTGTATTGCGTCCCCCAGGTCAGTCCGATTTGCCCATCGATCACAAGTGCCAAACGATAGCGGCACTCGTCCGTTTCGTCGCATCCATAGCGAGGCTGAGTCCGGCTGACGTAGAGTCGTGCTGTCGTGATCCCCGCGCGGAGACGCCAGCCCTGTGCGCATCCGAAAGCCTCTTGAACATTGCTTCGGCATGTCTCGATTGGGCCGATGATCTTGCAAGTCCCCGGGAGGCTGGGATTCGTGCAGATCGCCCAGTGTTTCTGGACGGATGTGAAATTCCGCTGATAGCGTCGCCATCGGTACAGACCGTTGATGTCACTCAGATCGTTCGGAGCAGCTCTCGGGAAAGCGGTGATGCTCGAGCAGCATCCGTTGACGGTCGCAAAACTGGCATCGTACGCCACGGCAAAGGGCAGCAGTCCATTGTTGCCAGTCACCTGCATGCTGTAGAGACGGTCAGACAGCTTTGGTTGTCTGCATGCGTCTCGGCAGCGGTAGCACTTCTTTTGCGAGCCGTTGGCGTCGCACCACGCACAGGTCAATCCTTCTATGGTCGTCGATGTCATTGGCTAGCTTCCCACACACCAAGGATGGATCACTCGCCAGAAACCAGTGTCGTAAATCGCCCAGCCTTTATCACCGTTTACTTGCCAAGTGGCGATGTTGAACGAATCTAGGATCTGCGTCGAGTAGCCTGCGATTGTCGCTGTGGCGGAGCCAGCAGCCCAATTGGTCGTGAGTGTGTAACTGGCTTGCATGGCCCGGCAAGACAAATCCCAAATCCCAAAACCAGCATCCCCAGAGAGTCCAGAAGTGTTGGCGACGATCTTTGCCAAGCCGAATGCACTACCGACTACCGATCCAGCGATCGGCATCACGAATCCGCTTGCGATCGAGTAGTCCGCCACCGCCAGTCCAGCGATAGCAACCCGACCGAATTTGAGGTGTGGGATTGGCTCGACCGTGACAGCCATGGATTCAAAATGAGGATTGGCCCCACTGATCAGAGGCGTCAGGGCCTTGAGGGTGTAGTACCCTTTTTGGTAACTTGGATCTTTGCGAGGGCTGGCCTCCTGGCTCGATACTCCAGGAGGGTTTCCAGCCTGGGGGATCAAAGCAGCCTTGCCGATTGCCAGATTCGCACCGGTTTCATTCTTAGCGATGACATGTCCAGGCCCGAGGCCATCGAGGCCAGGCACCCCGAACGAAGCAGCATTGCCACGCGCAGCCTCGATGAGCTTCGTGATCTCTCTTTCACGGCTTGCCGATGGTCGGAATTTGTCGCCTGGAAATGTCATGATGGAAGGGGTTAGATTCCTAGCAAGGCAAAATTGCCCTCTTCGTACACTCGCTCGACGTACACTCCGCGAGGACGCCTGATGACAAAGCCACCAGACTCCCAAGCTTCATAGTCAATCCACAAGTATTCGTGCCCCTTCTTGGCAACGCCGGTAATTGTACCAAAGACCAAGCCAGTACGATTTGGCGAAGCGGAAAATTTGAAAACAACTGTGACTTCTCCGGTCGATCCGTTCCGGAACTCCGCGCCGAGGAAAAGCAGTTCTCCAGCGGCGAAGTTGCGGAAAGCAGCAACGTTGGTTTTGTACGTGAGATTGACCAGCGTCATGACATAAGCGAGCGTCAGTACACCCTTAGCCAATGTCTTTTCAATCTGGAATTCAAGCCCTGGAATCCCGATCTCTACACCCTTAACCCCGTTCTGATCGACATTGATCGCCGATCCATAGTTGGCCGCGCCTGAACCATAGATGCTCGTCGCATAAGATTGGGTGACAAGCTGAGTCTTGCCGAGCGTCGTGCCCGAGAAAGTCCACGTGAGCGGATCTGTTCCGTCATAGGCTCGGGACTCATACGAGAATACGATTTCCCATGCCTGGGGCGTAAGCGGCTTGGCTTTGGCGGCGACCATCACCATCTCGGGCTTTCCCATCGTCGCGGCAATCACCAGCGGGAATGGAGTACTCGGTAGGTCGACAGCAGCCTGGGTCGCGTCTTCGGCCTCGGTGTACCCAGTAACAATTGCGATGCGGTTCTGAGTGCGTTTGCCTCCCTTGAGATCGAAATCCATTTCGCGAGACTCGGCGGTCTCATCGATTGAGATTGGTAGATGCGTCCATGCACTCATTGTTGGCTAGCTCCCAAATACCAATGGTTGATTTTCGCCAGTGTTTTTCGCGATCTGCGTAAGTAGCTCGTTCGACTTGGCCGACTGATCTGCCATGCGATCGAGGGCAGATGTGGTGCTTCCGATCATTCCGGCAGCAAAGCCGGAGAAAGTCCCAGCGGTCTGAGTGGCGGTGGTCGATTTGACTTGCTCGACCGTTGGAATCTTGGGACGTTCGGGAGCAGGCTTCTCCTGTGCAAACTTGGACGTCTCAGCGGTCTTGGCTTGCTCGTCGGCAGTCTGTTGGATCGACTTGGTTTGATCAGCGAGATCCTTTCGGAGTTGCTCGATCTGCGAATCAAATCCGGTCAGCAGTTCCTTGTTCCGGTCGTCTCGTCCTTGCTTGGTCGCATCGGCCTGGGACTGGATACCACGGTTCATCTCGTTGGCGACACCGAGTCGGCCTTGGTTGGCTCGTTGGAGATCCTCGTTGCGTTTCGCGTTGGCATCGTCGAGCGACTGTTGCCGATTGTCGGCTCGCTTGTTCGCTTCGGTATCCATCTGCTTTGCAGCTCTTTCATAGTCGACCGACTTGTCGAAAAGCGAATACAGGTAAAGCAGCCTCTTGGCGATGAAATTGACGGTTTGGTCGAAGGTCCCTTGCAGCCAGGTGAAGACCGTTCCGAATCCGTTTTGAATGCCTGTTGGGATTCCGGCCATGACATTGATCAGGTGTGCCACAAACGAAACCGCACCCTGGGAAACCATGGAGGACAGATCCGTCCAAGCATTTTGGAGCTTCGTGATCATCGAAAGCCACCCCGCGTAGATGTCCCGCGTTGCGACACGGAAGACCAATTGCAGGCCGGTCATGGCGACTTGGCCAGCGGCTTGCCACTGGCCGGACATCAGAGCGGTCTTGATGGCGTCGAACACCGGCAGCACAATCGATTTGAGCTCGTTGAATTTGGCGACCAAGGAATTGACCATCTCTCCCCCCACTCCGGAGAAGTAGAGGAATGCTCCAGTGGCTGCGGTGACTCCGACGATCACCAGACCGATCGGGGAAACCATGGCGGTGATCAGTCCGACGATCATGCCGAACACCGTGGCGATCGCTCCACCGATCGCAGCCAGGCCGGTCATGGCCACCGAGGCGACGGCCGCAGCTCCACCGAGTGCGAATAGGCCAGCGAGCAGGCCAGCTCCGACCGCAGTCCATTTGGCGATCGTCACGATCAACTCTTGGTTCTCGCCGATGAACTTACTGACGCTCGAGACCACACTGATGATTCGTTCGCCAACTGCGGTCAGCAGCGGCGCGAGGGCCGAACCGATTCTGGTTTGCAGGCCACCGATCACGCCGAGCAATCGATCGAACACATCGCCGAGCTTAGCGGCAGCGGCAGCATCCTCGCCGGACATGGTTTGCCCAAGGTCCGTGGCATCCTGTTGGAGCTTGCGAATTTCCTCAGCACCTCCGGAAAGCATGGGGACCAGGTCTGCACCGGCTTTGCCAAAGTACTCCATGGCGGCAGCACTTTTCAACGCCGGATCCTGGATCAGCGACAGCTTGTCGGCGATCGCGAGGAATTGCTCATCGGGCGACATCTTTGCAAGGTCATCGACACTCAAGCCCAGAGCGTTGAATTTTTCAGCGGCACCAGGCACCCCGGCCACCGCGTCGGCAATCCCGACTTGCATCTTGCGGACGGCTTTCTCGAGGGTGCCTACATCGGTACCGGAGAGCTTTGCAGCATAGCCGAGCGAGGAAACCGCTTCGGCACTCATGCCAGTTCTCTGGGCCATGTCGTCGACCGCACCGCCAGCGTCGGCGAAATTCTTCGCCAGTGCGACAAGGCCAGTCACAGCGACCGAGCCAGCGATCGCAGCAGGTAGGCTAAGTACGCTCTTGGAAAAGCCGGACAATGCACCTTGGGCACCAGCGAATCCTTTTCCGATTCCGGTGCCCATGGTCGTCGCGACGCCTTTGAGCCGTGCCATCGCGGCTTGGACTTGGGCCATTCCTTTATCAAAAGACCCCTGTTTGGTGGCAATCTCGACGTAAGCTTGACCAGCCTTGATGTTACTTGCCATGGTACTACCTCACCGCTGCGATCGAGTTCTTGAACAGCTCGGGGAAATTGGGGGCTTCGGCCTCGAGCGCAGGACGCATGAAGGGCCGCTTGGGGTACCGAGCTCGGCGACGGCGAGTCTCGAATCGATACCCAGGCCGCTCGTCATACCTTCGACGGCCGTCGACCCGTCGCCAGTTGGCCGGTTCGCCCTCTCCCTCGATGGAAGCGTATCGGTACTCCCGAATGATCGCAGTCTCGCCCCGTTCATGCAGACCGGCCACGGTGCTCGTGACCGACTCGATCGTGAAGTTGACTTGGTTCAGTTGCACTGGGCCGACGATCGTCGATTCGCTTTGGGGCTGGTAGGCGAACAGGATCGTCTTGAGCGAGTGCGTGTTGGGCGAGTGAGCCGAAGGTGGAGAGCCAGGTGCCGAAGCGGACTTTCGCCGACGCATCGACGAGCGAGCTCGCTTGCGAACGAAAGCACCGGCCTTTGAAAGGACTTTGCGTTTCGCTTTTTTCAGCGAGGCAATCACTTTGGGGCGGTCGAAGAAAGCTTCGCGGACTTTGAATGTCACATTCATGGCGTGAATTTCTCCAGGGCCACGAACGGATCCTCGTAGTACACTCGAGTCAGTTCGACGCCGGCCGCATTGTGGACAGCGACCGAGTATCGATACTCTCCGGGCACCAGTCCGCCCGAGGTCGCTCGAGGCATCTCGCAGGTGAGCGACCATTTCCCCGATCCGATGTCCGCAGCGGTGCCAGTGACGGCGAATGGATGAGTCCCGTTGGTGCCACCGAAGTGGACCGTGACAGCACCGACCGACATGCCTGGAATCGCAGAGATCGTCCAGACGAATGCGGTACCGTGGGCCACAAGGTAATCATCGCCGATGACGATCTGATCGACGGTGCCTTTGGCGGTGACTGGGCCAGCATAAGACACCTTGCCCGATTGGATCGTGTTGGTTTTGGCCGCGATCACATTCTCAAGCGACAGGTAGCGGGAGTGCTCGACGGGGATCACCTGGACATTCGCTGTTGCGGACTCGGGAAAGAAGTCTGCGGTGGTTCCGTTGTTCTCTGCTGCGGTGACATCAAAAAGGTAGTAGCCGTCCTCCATCTCGGTTGGATTGGTATCCGCAAGCGCAGCACGAGCACCGCCGTCGAGAGAGACTCGGCAAGTGATCTGCGCAGCACCGCCAGTCACCGGAGCATTGGTCGTCCGGTCAAACGCGAATACTTTCAGCGTGCCTGCGGTGTTGCGGTACATAGTTGGGATTCCTATTGGGTCGTCAATGGGCCAATTGGCTTAGATTAGGTCAGCGTCAGAACACCGTTGGCCTGGTCAAAGTCCACCGTGAGCGTTTCACCGGAGGCCAGCGTAATGCTCGATCCGTAGTCGAACCAACCAATGAGCGGGTCGCCTGCGGCAGTGTCGTTGTAGAGGACGACATAGCGAAACGGACCCACCGAACCACCCGTGGCAGTCAGCACCAGGTCAGCACAAGTGAGCTTGTAGACTCCACCCGTCTGGGCGCTCGATGATGTCGTGACATTGCGAGCACTGAGGTTGGTGTACGTGATCTCGGTAAGGTCAGCCAGGACCGAGTTTCCAGCGACCGGTGCGGTGTTGGTCAGAGCGATCCGCAGTTGGTTCGATCCGAGGTTATGGACACCCTCGGCGACATTTTCGGCGAATGCGTTGAACTTGTTAAAAGTAGCCATCTATCGAGATCCTCCGAGCAAAAACAGGTAGTAGTAGGGAGCAGCACCACCGGTGCCGGGTGCGCCAGTTCGAAGATTGACGGGACTTGCGACCAGGACGTATTGACCCGTCCCAGCCTCTAGGACTCGACTGCGCAGGAATCCTGCATCGAGACCACTGGCCAAATAAGCGGCGGTGTCCGCAGAGATCCGGCGGCTAGCGAGGAACCCAGCGGCATTTCCGTCGAGTGTGTAGGCCGCAGCTCCTGCGTCGAGCAGTCTGCCGAGTAGCGTTGCTGCATCGGTGCCAGAGTAGGCGTAGGACCCCTGGTCCGCATTGAGCAACCGCGATGTGAGCAGCGGAGTCGTTTGGCCCGACAGCAAAAGGCTACCGGTGTCCGCTGGTAACACTCGGCCGTACAGCAGCGGGATCGGTTGGCCGGAGAGAACGTAAGAACCAGATTCTGCGAGGATCGAAAAAGCAGCGGCTAATTGTGCGTAATAAGATCGTCGTCTCGGTGGTTGCATGAGCATGCCACCGCCCCGACCTTGCTCGTAGAGAAAACGGACTTCGTTGGGGGTTGAAGCTGCGTTAAACATGCAAAAATCATCTGCTAAGCCATTCAGATAACTCGCTGTAGCTATCCGCCCACCGATCGCAAAATCGAACATTGTCGAAAAGTTCGCTGCACTTGTTCCAGTCGTGGTCCCTTGCAAGGAGCCGTCTAAATACGCTGCAATTGTGTTGCTGCCATTGAATGTTAAAGCGATGTGCTGCCATCGGTCCAGAGACAAGCCTGTTAAAGTTCGATCAAAGCCCCAAACACCGATCGTCGCTGTCGTCGCGGTAAAATTGAAACAGTAGAAACCATTTTCGCAAAAGTAAGCAGCACCACCAGACGCGCGACGGTAAACCCAAATTGACCAAGTCCCTGCAAAGCCAGTCGGCCCGACTCGCAGTGAAGCTGGCATACGCACAAAATTGTTCGTTCCGTTGAAATTTATTGCCAGCTTGTCAGGACTTGCAACATACGCATTATTGCTGTTGTTCGCAAAGTTGGTCAGCACGCCGTGATTCCCGAAACCACTTGTGTCCGGCAGTTGCAACCCGGTCGCACCAGAAAAAGACGGACACCACCGACCGACCATCCGGCTTTGCAGACTTTCCCATTCCGGCCCGTAGTACGCCAACATTAGGTGATGGTCTCTCCCTTGTCGACGATGGCCAGCAACTGCACGACGTAGGGGATGGACGAGTAGTTGACGAAGCGACACTCGTAAATGTCACCGCCAGGGATCCACACTCGGCGGACATCGGCGAGGTTGGTCACCGAGTTGGTATTGAGATTAAGAACGCGGTGATTTCGCTCGAGCGTCCAGGAGGTTGTCGCACCCGAAGCGATGCGGTTCCACTGGATCAGCGTTCCGACAGAGTTAAAAATGCAGACGGTGTCGCCGATAGCAAAGTTAGTCGAGGCGATGGCGATCGTATTCTGCGAGAGTGACACATCAGCAGTGAGTGCCCCGAGCAAAGCGGCAGTCGTTGGGCCTTGGCCGACCATGTCGAAAATGGTCGTTGGAACGATGTCCGTGTTATTGTCCGTCGGGCGGATCGCGAAGTATCCGGCGCGGGTCGGGGTGCCAGCGCTTCCACGGCCCATAAAACCGACGACCCAAGCCCCTGGCACGTTTCGCAAATCGAGCGTCGTCGAGGCGACGACAATGTTTCCCGTTGCCACGATTTGAGGCGTGATGAGCGTGGTGTAGTCGGGCGTGGTTTTCGTTACCAGGGATGGCATTACTTAGATTTCCTCGCTAGCTAGAAGCTCGATGTCTCGTCCTGTGATTGTGTCGGGCTGCTGGCCAGCGGCTAGCAGCGGAGCAGCTTGCTGAGGTGTGAGTCCCAGTCCATGCGGTTGCGGTGCCGTGAGAGCAGCACGGATGCTCGGGTCGCCAAAATCTGGCCGGGCATCCTCGGCGGCTTCGCGCGTCATGAACGAGACCATGAGCCCAATAATCGGATTGACGTACGCGACCGTTTGCAGCGCGGCAATGACCTCTCCGCCCATGGGCAGATTGTCGCGATAGACAGCGATGATCCCCATGAATGACAGCGGCAGCGATCGCGGAACTCTCGGCGCGATCTCGCAGCACCGAATCGCGCAGTCCCCATACCGGCCATCGGCCAGAGCTGCGGCAGCTTGCTGGTCGTTGGCAATCAATTGTCGAAGGGTCAATTGGTCAAGTTGCATCGGTTTTTGGTAGCGTCACATAGTGGACCGGGAGCCCGTCTCGCAAATTGTGCAGCTCGGCGCGGCTAATGCTCGGCGGAGGACTGTTGGTGCGGTACGGATGAAAATCAGTGCGTCTGTATGGGCGAGCTCGCTTCGGACTGTGGATGTTGGCTAGCAGGGTCATCAGGTCACTGGTGCGATCCCAGCGGTCTTTGTTGACCTCGCCGGACATCCACATCAGCTCTCGCAGTGTGTAGGGCCCTGGCTCGATCCCGATTCTCGCTGCTAGTCGGAGGATGGTTGGCCAGTACTCGGCGCGCTCTTCTGCATCGCTTTTTCGATCATCTGATCCAGACTCGTCAGTTGCTCCTGGATCCCCATCTCCAGCAGCCCCTTGTCCATGGCGTTGGTGATCCGAAGTGCCGTCTGATTCTGGAGTGCCTTTCCTGCCTCGAGGATTCGCCGAGCGGTGGCCCGGCGATTGGACTCCGGGAGGAATTCCACCAGTGCTTCCTCAAATGCGGTGACGGCGTGGCCGAGAGCATCGCCAGCGAGTGAACGTCCGAACAGCTCGGCAGTGACCCCGATTTTCTCAGCGACGGGTCGGCAGATTTCGTAGATCACATCGATCGTCAACACGATGTCGGAAGTGAGCCGTTCGATCGTTTCGGGGTCCGCCAGTGCCCTGGCAAGATCGATCGAAAATACAGTGCGGACGCGACGGATGACGTCGACATCAATGCGAAGATCCCAAGAGCGGGATTCGCAATCCTTGAAACTGGGCATGGTCGAGTTGCCTTCGTTGGGATTGGAGTTATCGAAGAAAACGGATCGTTCGGATTGCACCCCGAACGATGGTAAATTGGGTGACGTTGTAATCGTCGTGCTTAAATCGCTTCGCAGGATCCGAGTAGACCCAGGAAGCGACCACGATGTTGTTCTTGTCCTGTGAAATCACACGGCCGTAAACCGTGAATTCTAAGGGCCCTTGCGACGATTCCCCATGGTCCAGGAAATCGATCGCTACTTCGTTGCCTTTGCGGACTCTCGGAAGTGGCATGGCCGACTCCGCTTGGGTGGAACGATCAGTGATTCAAACGGACTAGGCCGACGGTGCGACAATCAACCAAGCTGGATCAACCAGGACGGCTGGAGTCCCAACCCTGACTCGGGACAACGCAACGGCGACATCGATCTTCATGTTCCCTTCAAGCGGTTGATCGATGGGGAATTCCATGATCTCGCCGGGCAGCGTGAGCCCCTGCGATCCGGCTGGGCCAGGAGTCGCGATCAGGTTGTCCATGATCGCCCAGTGCCAGACGGTTTTGTTCAAGAACGCGGTCCGCATGGCGGTGAAAATTGCATCGTCTGGGTCTGCGTTGTAAAGCAGCGAGAAATTCAGACCGACCTCGATGGTCCCGGAAATCGCAGCCTTGTAGAGGCTGGCTCGCGAGGTGATGTCGATCTTCGTCTTGTTCAGGGTGATGTTCAGGTCCTGGACTTCGGTGACGAGCGTGGGTGTGGTGACACTGAACGTCGCGGCGACCGCAGTCTGGTAGTAAAGCTTGCACTCGATGCCAGCTCGTGGTCCTTTTCGGCTCATGTCGATTCCTTTTTAGGTGCGGTAGTAGACAGTGATCACGCTGCGAAAAGCACCGTGTTGCTCCAGTGCCTGGACGTCGTACAGGCTGACTTCGGACCTCGACCACACTCCCCCGTCGATCGTGGCCGTGGCCAGTGCTTCGTCGAGCTCGTGAGT